GCGCTGAAACCGTCGCCTATGAGCGCATGATTGCCTGGCTTGCAAAGCAGGCCGGCGCGCAGCCCGTCGAGGGGCCGCTGCGCATGCGCCTCGCGGTCTACATGCAGATACCGCAGTCGGCCACGAAGAAGCGCCGCGCGGAAATGCTGGCGGGCGTCGATATGCCCACGAAGAAGCCAGACCTCTCCAACGTGTTGAAGGCCGTCGAGGATGGCTTGAACGGCATCGCCTACAAGGACGACGCGCAAATCGTCTCGCTCATCGTTGACAAGTTCTGGTCCGACGAGCCGCGCGTGGAAATCGAGATTTCGCCAGTGATGGCGACAACAGCGTCAAGCGCCGGCAGCCCGCAAAATAGGGCTGCGCAAGCAGCCTAACATGCGGGGGCAAATGGCTCCTTCCCTGCCGGCGCGTGCCTTTCCGGCATGAGCAAGGGGAGAGGCTGAAAAGGAAAGGACCGAAACATGGGCTTGCCCATTATCTCGGCCGACGAACGGATGAAGCAGACGAGGGGCGTCAAGGCGCTCATCCTCGGGCCTCCCGGCGTTGGCAAGACATCACTGCTTCGCACCATCGACGCGAAGTCTACCCTGTTCGTTGACCTCGAGGCCGGCGACCTTGCCGTGCAGGACGTCGCGGTTGACCAGATGCGCCCCGGCACTTGGGAAGAATGCCGCGACCTGGCCTGCTTCCTGGCTGGCCCGAATTTGAACGTGAGGGCCAAGGACCAGTACGGGCAGGAACACTATGACCGGGCCGTGGCGCGGTTCGGATCGGCTGACGCGCTGTCGAAGTATTCCACCATCTTTGTGGACAGCATCACGGTCGCGGGCCGCCTCTGCTTCAACTGGTGCGAGCACCAGCCCGAGAGCTTCAACGCGAAGGGCGAGAAGAACCTGCTGGGCACTTACGGCCTCCACGGCCGCGAGCTGATCCAGTGGATTACCCGCCTCCAGCATGCACGCGCACAGAACGTGGTGTTCGTCGCGTTGCTGGAAGAGAAGGAAGACGACTTCAAGCGCAAGTCGTGGGTGATGCAGGTCGATGGCTCCAAGGCGGGCCGCGAGATGCCGGGCATCGTGGATGAAGTTTTGACGATGGCGATCATCCGCCCCGATGACGGCCCGCCCTATCGCGCCTTCATCACCGCGCCGGAAAACGAGTGGGGCTTCCCCGCGAAGGACCGCTCCGGCCGTCTCGACCCGCTCGAGAAGCCGCACCTCGGCGACCTCTTCAACAAGCTGAACGACACGGCGCGCGGCCAATCCGCCAAGACCGCACCGCGCGCCGCTGCCTGATCAATCCCCATCAAGAGAAAGAACACGCATCATGTCTATCGACTTCAACCTGGCCGAACGTCAATCCGCCCCGGCCGGCGAGCCCATCCCGGAAGGCACCGTGGCGCCCGTCATCATGGCGCTGCGCGAGATCAAGACCGGCAAGTCCGGCGCGCAGGGCCTCGACGTTGAGTACACCGTCACCGCCGGCCCCTACAAAGGCCGCAAGGCGTGGGGCTGGGTGGGCATCGCGGGCAACGGCAGCGAGGGCCACAACACCATGGTCCGCATCTCGCACGCGGCTTTGAGGGCCATGCTCGAAAGCGCCTACGGCATCGACCCGGCAGACGACAAGGCCGCCGCGATGGAAGCCCGCCGCATCAACGAGTGGGAAGACCTCGACGGCCTTGAGTTCGTCGCGCGCTTCAGCGTCGAGGCGGCCAAGGACTATGTGGACCAGCGCACGGGCGAGACGAAAACCGGCAAGGCCAAGAACACGCTGCGCGCGGTGACGCCTGACGACCAGGACTATGCTGGCTTCACGCCCGCGAAGAAGGGCAAGGCCGCGCCTGCGAAGGCGAACGGCACGGCCCAACCCGTGACGGGCGGCAACCGCCCGGCCTGGGCGTAACCGGGCAGGGGGCGGGTAACACCGCCCCCACGCTGGGGCAAATACAATGACAGATGATCCAGACAACCTGGCGACCGTTGCGGCGGCCGCCACGCTCAAACGCATGCTTGGCGAACGCCGGCACGCGGTGACCGATAAAGAGGCGTGGTTTCTCGCCTTCACGGCGGTGAATACGTGGATACAGGCCCGCACCTGCAATTGGGCCACGCGGCGCGGCACGCCGCGTTGCGGTTCGCCTGACGCGATGACGCTGGGCTTTGCCGAGGCGGCGCTGCCGCTCATCGCGGACAAGGCGAGCGGCCTGCCGTGGGCTGAGCCGCTGGGCCGATGGTCGCGGGTGGATGTTGCGAAGCTGTTCGCGATTGGTGCGGAAGCGATTGAGCAGACCCGCATGCAGACGCTTGAGGACCCCACAATAGAGGAGATGCCAGCGTGAGCATCCGACACAAACACCTCGACATCGAAGCAGCCAAGGCGTCAGCGCGCGAGGCGAACAGCCGGCGCACATGCGAGGGCTGCGCGTACCTGCGCACGCAGCTCCGGCCGATGTGCCAGGCCGAACACGGGCCGCACTTCCGCATGGCGAGGGACACGTACAACGAACGCTGCGGCGTCTACGCCGTGCGCGGGCGGGACGGCAAGCCGGTCGAGCGCAAGCCCGAACCAGCGCCGCCGCCAGTGGCGAAGCCGAAGCGCATGCGTCTCGTGGAGGTGCGCGGCACGAACCGCGTGGTGAGTGAAGCTGAATACGACCGGCTGCTGGTCGCGGGGAGGAAGCGCGCATGATCGACATGAACCCCGCAGGCATGATCCGCACGGACGCGGTGAAGGAGATACACGCGGCCGTCGATGGCGCGATGCGACAGGACGACAAGCGCCGGCGCTATGTCGGCGCTTCTTCCATCGGCTCGCCGTGCGAGAGGAAAATCCAGCTCGAATTCATGGGGGACGCGCATGACGAGGGCTGGCGGTTCAGCGCGCGCACGCTGCGCATCTTCCAGCGCGGGCATGTCATGGAAAGCATGTCCGCAGTCTGGCTGGCTGACGCAGGCTTCCGCCTGACGCAGACGGGCAAGAACGGACAGCCGCTAGGCTTCAAGGTGGCGGATGGCTCGTTCGCCGGCCACGTTGACCGGGTCATCACGGGCGGGCCTGCCGACATCGCGTATCCGCTGGTGTGGGAGCACAAGGCGCTTGGCTCGAAGTCGTGGAAGGCGCTCGAGAGCCGGGGCTTGGCGAAGGCGAAGCCGGAATACGCCGACCAGGTCGCGGTCTACCAGGCCTACATGGACCTGACGAACCCCGCCCTGTTCATGGCGGTGAACGCGGACACCATGGAAATCTACCTCGAGCTCGTGCCCTTCGACCGGGTCCGCGCGCAGTCGGCGTCTGACAGGGCCGTGGGCATCATCATGGACAGCAGGGCGGGGGCGCTCCGGCCGCGCTGCACGGATGATCCGACCTTCTATGCGTGTTCGGACTGCCCGTTCCGCAAGCGTTGCTGGGGGGCTGCGGCATGATCGATTTCAACGACGCCCCGCGCCAGCCGACCTTCGAAGACGCCGCCGTCCGCAAGGCGCGCGTCGAGAGGGCGTTGCAGACCCGCATACGCGAGCTTGTGCGCTACCTGTACCCCAAGGCCGTCCTCGGGCCCCGTGACGCCCGCATAGGCGACACGTCAGGCGTCAGGGGCGAAAGCCTGTCCATCAGCCTGACGGCCGACCAGACCGCCGGCCGCTGGATCGACCACGCCACGGGCGAGAAGGGCGACGTGTTCACCCTGTACGCCCGCGCCCACAATCTCGACGCCCACCGCGACTTCGCATCCGTCCTGGCCGAGTGCGACGCATGGGCAGGCGGCGTCCCCGCCTCACGGGCCGAGGTGCGGCACAAGGTCGAAGCCGCCAAGCCCGTCGAGCCCGAACCCGAGAAGACCCACGAGGTGACCTACACCTACCGGGACAAGCACGGGCGCAAGATCGCTGAGGTGTCGAGGTTCAAGCTGTCCAACGGCAAGAAGACCTTCCTGCCGTTCACCAACGGCAAGGCCGGGATGCCAGCGCCACGCCCGCTCTATAACCTCGAGCTGTGGCATGCGTCAGAAGCGGTCGTGATTGTCGAGGGCGAGAAGTGCGCCGACGCGCTTACCTCAATCGGGATAGACGCCACGTCACTGATGGGCGGGGCGAACACCTCAATCGAGAAGACGGACCTGACACCGCTGGCAGGCAAGACCGTCGCGCTGTGGCCCGACCACGACGCGCCTGGCGCGTCCCTGATGGACAAGCTGGATGGCCCCTTGCGGTCGCTGGGCTGCGTGGTGCGCAGGCTGGCCCCGCCGGCGGGCAAGCCAGAGGGCTGGGATGCCGCAGACGCCGTCGCCGAGGGCTTCGATGTCGTGGGCTTTCTCAAGGCCCCCGTGGAGCCTGTGCGGCCGCTGCTGCCCATCCTTGACGTGCAAGGCCTGCTATCGGTTCCCGATCCCACATGGATCATTGACGGCTGGGTGATCGATGACGGCGCGTCCGTCTGGTACGGGCCGCCAAAGACCTACAAGACCTTCAACGTCCTCGACATGGCGCTGTCGGTTGCCTGCGGCGTGCCGTGGCGCGGCAATGCCGTCGTGCAACAGCCCGTGCTGTATCTCCTCGGGGAAGGCATGGGGACGTTCAAGTATCGCGTCCACGTATGGCTGGCGAAGCGATCCGAGGGCCGCCAGGCGCGGTTCTGGACCATCCCGGTAGGCGTGCCTCTCTCAACCCCGGAAGGGCTCGCCAACGCCATCGCAGCCATCGACAGCCTGCCAGTACGCCCCGGGCTTATTGTCGTCGATACGTTGAACCGGCACTTCGGCCCGGGGGACGAGAACTCATCGCAGGACATGACGAAGTTCGTGCAGTCGGTCGATGCGCTGCGCGCCCACACGCGCGCCCACATCGCCGTCGTCCACCACAGCGGCAAGGATGCCGAGAAGGGCGCACGGGGCTCCTCGGCCTTGCTGGGGGCCGTGGACAACGAGTTCCGCATCACCCGCACCGAAGGCACCAAAATCTGCCGGATCGAATGCACCGCCGCACGCCATTCCGACGAGCCGAAACCCATGACGGTCGAGCTGGTTGCCGTAGAGGTAACCAACCCCGTGACCGGGCTGGTGATGTCGTCGCTGCTGCCCGTGTTGAGGGAGGACGTGGACGAGGAAAAGGGCGGCAAGCCAGAGCGTAAATCCGCCTACTCGGGAGCCTATGCGGCCATCCTCAAGATGCTTCAGGACGCCCCGCTTTCGACGTGGGAGGTGGCGGATAAACTTGGCGTGGATCGCTCTAATGCGGGCAAGAAATTGCGCGTTCTTGAACAGGACGGGGCAGTATTCTCCCGCGATGAAGAAAACCGCAAGGTTTGGATCGCAATTGCCCACACTTTGCCCACCGGTAATGAATAGAAACAATGGGTTATGCAGGGGTGGGCAAGGGTGGGCAACAGGTGGGCAACGTCCCCGGCAGTCTGGGCAACGTGGGCACTCCTCCCGGAGGGAGTGCCCACTTGCACTGCCCACCAAAGGAAGAAGAAATTTTTACCTCAGGAGGTTTTGAATGAAGCGCCAGGTTTCCCGCCGGCCGTGGATCGAAGGCGGCGCGTTGGTCGGGATGATGATCGACGGTCAAGGCTATCGGTTCCTGAGAGCCGGGGTCTACGTCAGCGAGCGCACCGGCCAGCCATGCGACGTGGCGTGGTATCGGACCAACTGCGCCGACTGCGGGACGGAATTCGAGCTGTTCGTAAAAACAGACGCGCAGATTTTCTACGCCTCGCGGCGATGCACCGATTGCGCCCGGCCGGGATTGACCCCGTCAGAAACTCGCGTCACACACGAACCGTGATCGGCCCGTCAGTGGCCGACGCAGGACCGGATCACGGGCCCCACACCAGGAGCCCGACCATGACCGAAGCCTACAAGATCGCCTTGAACGAGTTCAAGGAAGCCAGCGCCGCCGTGCGCCACGCCTTCGCGGTGCAGATGGAAG